GTCAAATGTCGTTTAATGACCTTGAAAGGGATAAACAAGATAACAGTGTAATAGATTACACTAAAGCTAAAAGTTTAGTTTAAAAATTAATATATCACAAAAAAAATAAATACTTATTCATTTACAATTTATGGTAAAGAAAGAGAGGTAACTTATGTTTATAAATTTATCAAATCACTCATCAGAAAAATGGAGTAATAAACAATTAGAAGAAGCAAAAAAATATGGTGACGTTATGGATATGCCATTTCCACAGATAAGCACAGAACTAACAAGTGCGGACATAGATGCTCTTGTTTTTGAATATTATTTAAAAATTAAAGAGCTTAGACGTGATGAAGAGAAGAAACCATTCGTTGTAATGGTACAAGGCGAATTTGTTTTCACTTATCGTCTTATTTCTGCATTGAAAAATGAAGAAATAATAGCTGTTGCAGCCAGAACAGAGCGTGTGGTTAAAGAAATTGTTGAAGATGGTATAACAAAGAAAATTAGCGAATTTAATTTCGCTGGTTTTATGGAATACTGATAGTAGGAGAAATTATGGCAAATTTTGATGAAGATATACGAAGAATTTCAAATGAAATTTTAAACGATGGAACAGTTGATAAAATAATAAGAGAAAATTTAACAGCTAGTATAAAAAAAGCAATAGAGAACGCATTTTCTTTTGGAGAATTAAGTAGAGCTATTGATAAAAAGATAACTAGCATACTTGTTCCTTTTGTAGAACAGGCAGATATGAATGGCTATATAGTAAAGCTAGATAGTGTTCTTACAGAAATTATCAACGGTACTACATTAATTGACAATAAAAAGCTACTGGAAAATTTCAAACATTTAATGAAAGAGCCGGAAGAAAAAACAATTACAGTGTCCAGACTTTTTAAAGAATATAAAAAGTTTGTGGCTGAAAATATGGAAATAGATGGTAGGGAGATTGATACAGTAAATGAGGAATATGTTCCTATGCCAGTTAATGTAAGAATAGATTATGAAAATACATCATTTTCAAGTTGTTTTAATTATGCTACATTGCACTTTAATGTAGTTGATGACGATGATGAAGAGCAAGAAGAAAAACTTAATAGAAATATTAAGTTAAGAAAATATATGTATGATGATGAATGGCATATTGATTTTGATATTAATCCTATAGATATCAAATCATTGAGATATTTACCAGAGTTTGACATATTACTTACTCGCTTAGATAGAGCATTTGCAAAGTTAGTTATTGATACAACAAGAGAATTTGATGATGTATATTCGGTACATAAACCAGAGTATGAGTGTACATTAGTTTAAAAGAGGTTCAAAAAATAAGTGAAAAAAAGAGCATTGTTTAATCTTATTACAGCTGAAGGCTGTGTACTAATGTACGCAGTCACAGTTAATGAGATTGCAGCTAAAACAGGTTACACCCCTGGATATGTTTACAGTCGCTATAGAGAAGGGCGACCAATTCAGGGGAAGTATAAAGGGTGTTATATATATAACGATGATGAATATGACGGCATAGAAAACCATCGTGTTCTGTACAGTGATACAGAATACGATGAGTTTTCATCACAATGGAAGCAGGTTACAACTTCTATTTTAAAAATTATCCAATGAAAGCCGTTGTAATCCGATAAAAACCGTCATAATCCGTTGTAATCCAATAAAACACAATGAAAACCGTTATAATCCGAATTACATAAAACAAATAGGAAGTGAGGTATTAATGAACAAGATTGAAATACTGCTTCTTAAGATTATTCAGTACAATGAGTACACATCATTGTACAATTCCATAACAGCTTATAAATTAAGTAGCTTAGAAGATTTTAAAATTAAGTATGACACAATTTATAGGTATCTTAAGGGGCTAGTTAAAAAAGGTTATTTAGAAAATGGCTTACAAGAAGGTAAGAGAATAACATTTTATATAACACAAAAAGGTATAAAAAAGCTGGAGGAATACAAAAATGAATAATGAATTAATGAACAATAAAATAGGCTTCGTTGCTATCGGTCAAGCCGGTGGCAACATAGGACAATTACTTGAGAAAAAAGGGTATTCAGTATTGTACTTGAATACTTCTAAAGAAGATTTAGAAACAATAAAAGATGGCAAGTATAAATATCATATTACAGGTGGTGAAGGCTGTAATAAAGATAGAAGCAAGGCTAAAGAGTTGATAATTTCAGACTTTAATAATATCTTAACTAAAATTGATGACACTGTAAAAACAGATATGTTATTTGTTATCTTCTCTGCTGGTGGTGGCACTGGCTCAGGAGCAGGACCAATGCTCACAGATATGTTAGTGTCAGAGGGTAGGGAAGTAGGAGTAATAACAATAGTACCAGCAATGACAGAGAGTCTAAAAACTCAAGTCAATGCCTATGAATGTTTTCAGGAGTTAGTCAATATCGAGAATTGTGGAAGCTGTTTTATCCTGGATAACGAAAAAAACAAAGATAAATTAACTATAAATGCAATATTTGTAAATGCTCTATGTGCCTTTTTAGATATACCAAATAGGTATCACAGCAAGAAAGGCAATATAGATATTGCTGAAATTATGGAAAGTCTTAAGGCTCATGGAATGGCTTGTGTAAGCCAATTTCCAGACACAGAAGTTGCAAAGTTAGTTGACCAGGATAAAAACATATACGCTCCGATGGAGAGCGACAAAGTTATCAAGTACATAACAATATCTGCAAATGAAAGTCTTGCTAATATGCAGGACATAACAACAGTATACGGTGAACCTTGGGACGTATTCAGAGCATATTCGCCTAAAGAGTCAATTATGTTAATGTCGGGATTATCTTATCCTGTAGACAGGTTGGATAAGATACATCATAAGGTTGAAGATAATAAAGACTCTATAATAAAGAATTTGTCATCAGGAATGGGTACAAGCCTTACTGGTAGCTTCGATTTTCTAACACCAAAGCCAGTTGAAAAGAAGGTTGAGAAAGTACATAGTCGTGATGATATTTTTAAGAAGTATTTATAAATAAAGAAATAGCAGCTTAATATTTGCATAGAAGACATTTTGTCTTCTGTGCAAACTTTTGGCATTAAAAAATAATTTGTTGTATGTGGTGGAGGTAAAAATGGTAAGAGAGAATTTAAAAAAAGCCCGCATAAATGCAGGCTTAACACAAAATCAAATAGCTGAAAAATTAGATATTGGTTTAAGATATTATCAAATGATAGAAGCAGGACAAAGAAATGGAGATTTTGCAATATGGGATAAATTGGAAGATATTTTTAAAATTCATCAACGCAAACTCCGAGAGATTGAAGAAATTCATCACGACCTAATAAAAAATCAATAGATATATTTAAAATATCAGCTATTTTCACTAACGTTTCAAGCGAAGGTGAGCGCTGACCACTTTCATAGAATTGGTATGAACGCAGTTGCAAATTAATTGCATCTGCCATTTGTTGTTGAGTAAAACCACGTTTAATTCGCATATCACGAAGTCTAATATTAAACAATTTAAAACCTCCTAAAAATAAAAAACTTGACTATGAACAAATTGTACATTATTATATAAATAAATTAAATGTACAAAATGTTCACGAACGCACTGTGCAAGCATTGGAGGTAGTATTTATGACATTTCAAGATTTTATATTTGATTTTGAAGAATTATTATTAAAAATTGAAGTACTTAGTAGGACTTTAAACGCAGTATCAGAGCAACTCACAGAAGATTTAAACGAAGGAAATGGTTTGATTTTATACGGCTTAGAAATGCAAATGTTAGAAATAGAAGGTGTTGCAAAAGATTTGTTTAATAAAGGATTTGATGCAATTAAAAAAGAAAATAGTTAGCTTATATAAGCAATAAATACATTAAGAGGGAGTATTACATATGAGTGAATTTGATTATTATTATGGAGCTGAAGCAGAACAATTCAGCTTTTTAAGAGTTCCAAAATTGTTAATTAAAGATGAACGCTTTAAAGGTTTATCTAGTGACGCAAAGCTTTTATATGGCTTAATGCTTGATAGAATGGCGTTATCAGTAAAGAATGGCTGGTTTGATGATAAAAACCGAGCCTATATTATTTATACCCTTGAGAATATTATGGAGGATTTAGGCTGTGCTAGACAAAAATGCTCAAAGGTGTTATCAGAACTTGAAAATGGACTTGGATTGATTGAAAAGAAAAGACAAGGGTTATGTAAACCAGATATCATATATGTGAAGAATTTTGCTACTTTAGATGTAAATGAGAACTCTGAAAATAATGAGAAAAGTGCGTCAAATGATGACGTTGACACAGAAGTTCGAAAATCAAACGTCCAGAAGTATGAAAATCAAACTTCCGGAAGTATGGAAATCAAACGTCAGGAAGTTCGAAAATCATACTCTAATAATACTAATATTAATAATACTTATAGGAGTGATACTAATCTTATCAATCATATCCAAGAGGTAGAGTGTAATGGGAATAAACAGATGGATAAGATTGATAACACAGATACATATTTGCAAATTATTAAAGACAATATAGAATACGACCACTATATGCAACAAGCTAATGATACCGAAAAACAACAATATGAAGAATTGTTCCAAATTATCACTGACGTAGTGTGTATCAGTCGTAAGACAGTTAGGATTGCTGGAGAACAGTATCCTTATGCCATTGTTAAAGCTAGATTTTTAAAGCTAAAGTCTAGCCATTTGCAGTATGTAATAGACTGTATGAAGAAGACCACAACAAAGATAAGCAATATAAAATCATATTTGATAACAGCCCTATACAACGCCCTTAGTACAATGTCGCATTATTACCAGCAGGCAGTTCAACATGATATTGGGATTGGAGACAAGAACAATGACAAGCCAGTAAATAATTCTAGCAAAAATAAATTTAACAATTTCCAACAACGAGATATAGATATTGACAGCCTTGAGCGTAAGCTTTTGGAAATGAATATGGGGCAATATAACAATTTAATATATTAATAATTAATTAAATATAGCAAAACAAGCAAAGGAGAATAAGATGACAGAATTTTTAAATATTGATGACTTGATAAAAACCTATAAACAACGAGTTAAAAAAGCTGAAAAGCTTAAGACAACAGATAATAAGCATTATGTTGAAAAAAGGAGTGTACTGCATTGGCTGTACGTGTTAAAGGCATACATAAACCCTAGCTATGCACTAGCTAAAGTACAAACAAATACTGCCAATGATAATATTTACAATGACATACTACTAGATAGCATAGGGAGAGCCATTGGTGTATCTTTAGATGAATGGCAACGAGAATATATAATAACTGGCAAAAAGAGAATGAATAGGGAAACTATGGCTATAGTAATTAGACAGTTGTTGGATAATACAGCCGAACCTATGGACTTGACGACACTAGAAGCAATACAAAAATATTGCGATATAGACTTAAGAAGTGACCAGAAAGATTGTTTTGCCGATGTAATACTGACATTACACAACAGATTAGAAAATGCTGGTATACCTGTAAGGCAAGTTAAGACGAGTTTTAATAGGTGCAAGTAATGAATGTAAATGGCAACAATAAAGATTGTAAGAACTGTCATGCTTCTGTGGAATTGGGAGTTAATTATTTAGGTATGAGTCTCTATGGTTGTAAAAATAGACAACCAGCTTGCAAAGATGGTAATACAATATTAGAGCAAATAGAGCAGGCAAGGCAGGAAAGAGATAAGGCAATTGAAAAAATGTAGACATATTTGGAGTAAAAACACAAAAATAGTTTAATGATTAGTTATTAATAAAAAGAAAAATAAAGAAAAAATAATAAATAAGCTCGACATAGGGGAGTCCCTATGGTATAATATATATATGTTAAAGGAAAGGAGGTAAGCAAATGAGTAAAAATAAGAAAAAGAAAAAGAGCCAATTAAAATTGGCTCTTAGATAATAAGGTAAAGGGTGGATAACTTAAAAGGCACTTAAGTTATCCGCCTAATACCATACTTATTATACATCATTTGTAAAAAAAAAGAAATGAAAAAATTAAGTTTTTCTAAAACATTTTTAATAGCTGCATGGATAATATTTATTGGTAGTAGAAATGTAACAACTAGTATATTATTATTGGTTGCATCACTTTATTCGTTAGTAGATGTTATACCTAAGATAAGAAAGGAGTTGAAAAGATTATGCCATTAGGAACACCAAATACACAAACAAGGGCGACAGATAAGTATCAAAAGAAAGCTGGGTATATAAATAAGTCATTCAAGCTTAAGAAAGAGTTGTCAGATGCCTTTGTGGAAGCCTGTAAGAATAATGGAGTATCGCAAGCTTCTGTAATATCAGAATTTATGAGAGAGTATATAAATCAGAATAATGTTTAAATTATTATTGATAATAATCTATTTATATTTTATAATATTTAAAGTTAATAATTAAAATTCTATATTTATAAAATTAGAGAATAAATTTAAAATAATTGAAATATAATAAAATATATTAGGGAGAGAATAGTTATGCCATTGACAGAAGAAAAAAGAAATCAGATAAAAAAGTATATATTAGAACAAATAAATTATAATAATGTTAATATAGCAAAAAAAACAGCATTAAATTTTAATATATCCATTCAAACAGCATATAAATATATAAGTCAACTTGTTAATGATGGGGCTATTAAAAAAATTGAAAATGGAAGATATGAACTTATAATATTAGTTAATAAAAAATATAAGTATGACTTAAGTAGTAAAAAAGATATACAAGAAGATATTGTTTTTAGGGAAACATTAGCTCCGTTTATTAAAAAATTTAATAAAAATACTTATACAATATGGGAGTATTCATTTACAGAAATGGTTAATAATGTTATAGACCATTCAGAAGCTGACAAATTGGAAATATATATAGGTCAAAATGCTTTTAATACATGGGTTAATATTATTGATAATGGAATTGGAATATTTAAAAAAATATCAGATTATTATCATTATAAAGATTTAGATGAAGCTATAGTTAATTTATTTAAGGGAAAACTAACAACAGACAATGAAAATCATTCTGGTGAAGGAATTTTTTTCACATCAAGAGTGATGGATTGGTTCGGAGCAATTTCAAGTAATAAATTATTTCTGCAGGAACATACACATGAAAGTTTAAGTGATTTAGAAAGTTATTCTAAAGAAATGGAATCATTTAAAAATTCAAAAGGAACTATAATTGTTATGGTATTAACTAATGATACCAATAGAACATTGAAAGAGGTGTTTGATATGTATTCTAGTGTAGATGGTGGATTTACAATTACAAATATACCAATGAAAAGAATTTGTGATAGTGGTTATCCAGTTTCACGTTCTCAAGCTAAAAGATTATATTTTGGATTTGAAAAATTTGAAAAAGTAATATTGGATTTTAATGGCGTTGATGAAATAGGTCAGGGATTTGCTCACGAGTTATTTAATGTTTTTCAAAAAAAACATCCTGAAATAAAAATGGAATGTATAAATACAAATGATGCAATTAATAAAATGATAGCACATGTACAAAAAGATATGTAAATTGCAGAGTATATATGGAATGATATAAATGGTTTAATAATAAGTTTTTTGTAAATTAATATTAAAATAAAAAGGGGATAGATGCAAGCTGGCAGGCATAAACATCTATCCAGTGTAAGACCTGTAGTCTGATTGTATCAGATTACAGGTCTTTTTTCAATGCTTTAAAAGTTTAATTGAAGTTATTGAAAATAAAAATAAATATAAAAGGCAGGTGAGAAAACAAGTGAGTAGAAGAATTAAGTATTTTGCTGGTCAACATCAGACACAGCCAATAAAGGATATGAAGCAGATACAAGCACTATATGGATATTTCTTAAAGAAGATGTCACATGCTAAAACAGATATAAAGAAGTATCAGGCAGAAAGAGATTATATGCTAGTTCTTATTGGCATAAATACAGCATTTAGAGCAGAGGACTTATTGCAATTAAGAGTAGTAGATGTATATAAAGGCTATATAAGTATCAAAGAGAACAAAACAGGTAAAATGCAAAATTACCGTATGAATAAGCAATTGCATAAAGATATCCTTGAATACATAAATAAGTATGATTTAGGTATGTATGATTACTTATTTATAGGGCAGAAGAAGATAGTTAATGGAAAGCCTTATGTAAGACCAATAACACGCCAGCAAGGGCATAGGATTGTTACAAGGGCAGGTGAAGCAGTCGGTATTAACTTTACATTTGGCTTACATAGTCTAAGAAAGACATTTGGATATCAGTATATAGCTAAAGGCGGTAATGTCTTCACGTTGATGAAGATGTATAACCACGATAGTCCTGATATAACTACAAGGTACGTGATGTGGGGACGAGAAGATGCAGAAAAAGATAGAGAAGCCATCTATATAGCACCTAAAAAGTTATAAACAAAAAGTAGAGTTACTAACAAAGTTATCCACATAGTTATTAACATAGATAACGAGAAATAACAGTACGGTAACATTTTTTGAAGAAACACAATATTAAAAATAGCTATAACATAAGTAAATATGCTAGTTAGAGCATAATAAAATAAGGCAGTAAAAAATTTTACAGTTTTAGGGATTATGTAACATTTTTTAAGTAAAAAAATAAGAGTTATCAACAAGGAGAAGAACGATTGAGGAAAAAAGAATTAAAAATTAAGCAAATTTTGGAACAGTTAGTCGATTTAAGGGAGGAATATAAAGATAAAAAGGGTGCAATCGAAAGATTGGAAGAATACATTGCGAAGCTGGAGCAGGAAGGCTATTCAGAAATAGATAGTGTTACTGGTGGAAATGGAGGAAAACAGCACTTTTTGATAGAGGGTTTCCCATATCCATTGTATTCAAAGAAGAAAACACAACTTCAAATGCGAAAAATGGCGTTAGAAGAGATAAAAAAGACGATATTAGAACAAATTACGATTGCCGAAAAACTCATAAATGAGCAGGAAAATAGCAGAATAAGGAGGCTCTTAACATACAGATACATTGATGATATGTCTTGGATACAAATAGCTACTAGAATGGGCGGTAAGCATACCGCCGATAGTTGCAGGGTGACAGTGGAAAGATTTTTCAAGGAACAACAAAAAAATCAGAACTAACAAATACAAACTAAACAAAATAATAGTTATACAAAATATAGATTTGGAATAATATTTACATATTAAAGGTGGTATTAAAATAAACGTAATATAATCTAGTATTAAAAATGTTGACAAGAATTAAATTTAGCTGTATCATAATTATATTAATAATAACGGTCGTTTATATTGATATAATTATAATTAAAAGGAGTTAAATTTATGAGTGAAATTATTTATGGTTATTGTAGAGTTAGTACAGTTAAACAGAAGATAGAAAGACAGATAGAAAATATAAAAAGGGAGTATCCTGAGGCTATAATAGTTCAAGACCAATATACTGGAACTACATCAAACAGACCTAATTGGAATAAGTTGTATAAGCAGGTAATAGATAGAGCTGATAAAGGAGATAAAATAACAATAGTATTTGATGAAGTTAGCAGAATGAGCCGTAATGTAGATGATGGAATGACTTTGTATCAGCAGATGTTTGATAAGGGAATAGAGCTTGTATTTATTAAAGAGCCGCATATAAATACAAGCGTATATCGAAATAAACTTAATGAACAAATAAAAAAGCAAAATCATGCTGATAATAATGCTGCGGAAAAACTTATTGATACAATCATAGTAGCATTACATGAGTATACAATAGACCTTGCAAGAGAGCAGGTAGAGATTGCATTTAAGACTGCACAACAAGAAGTTGAATATTTGCATAAACGTACAAGTGAAGGAGTAAGACTGGCTCAGCTACAAGGCAAACAAGTAGGAAGACTTAAAGGAGTGAAAGTTGAAACTAAAAAGGCAAAAGAAAAAAAGCGTGATATATTAAAACTGTCAAGAGATTTTTGGGGAACTAATACGGATAGTGAAGTTATGGCAATTACTGGGCTTGCAAGGAATACATATTACAAGTATAAAAGAGAACTTCGTGATGAAATGTAAAAAAATAAAAATTTGTTCGTTTTGTTCGATTTTAATGTGATAATATTTAGACTGAAATAGATGACAAGATATCTTAACCATGAACTGTATCAGTTCAAGATGTAATTTCCCCCTCAAGAGCCCTAGCGCAAACTAGGGCTTATTTTAATACAAAGAGAGGTGGTGATACATAAAGTGAATGATAAATCAAATATACCTGACCATGAATTAGCTGAAAACGATTATATGCTAGGCATGAAATACAAGGATATAGCAGTAAAATATGGTGCGTCTATTAATACTGTTAAGAGTTGGAAAAAGAGATATGGTTGGGATAGAAAAAGTGTGCACACAAAAAAGCAAAAAGTATGCACACAAAAACATGAAAATATTGAACCTATAAAAGTGGCTGTTGCTGATGAAGTTAATTCTGTGATACAAAATAGTGAATTAACTGAAAAGGAACGGCTTTTTTGTTTGTATTTTGTAAAGATGTTTAATGCTACAAAAGCATATAAGAAAGCATTTGTGACTTGTACTGAGTATACGGCTCGTATAAATGGCTGTAAACTTCTTTCAAAGCCTAAGATAAAAGCAGAGATAGAAAAGCTTAAATCAGAAAGATTAAATCAAATGTACATTGAGCAGTCAGATATTTTTCAAAAATATCTTGATATTGTATATGCTGACATGACAGATTATGTAACTATTAAAGATGAGTTTATAAGTGTAAAAGATGATACAGAAATAGATGGAACTCTTATAACAGAAATATCTCAAGGTAAGAATGGAATAAAGATTAAGTTGGCTGACAAGATGAAAGCACTTGAATGGATAGCAAATCACATGAATATAGCAACAGAGGAACAGAAAGCTAAGATTGAATTTCTTAAAGCACAGGCAGATAAATTAAGAAGTGAAGACAAGGTTGACACATCTTCTGATGAAAAAATGGACAATATTTCTAAGATTTTAGAGCAAATGCAAGGTATAAATGCTAATGACATAGCTGATTAAATATTAAGAAAAATGTCCGCCAGTGACGGACTTTTAGTGTTTTTGCAATTTTATTGTAATATTGCACAATGCCTTAAAAACATAAGAAAATGCTAAAAGCTAGACAAGCACTAAGCTAACGCAATATTTAATCAAAAAAATGCACTTCGCGAAACAAACGTTTAGCGAAGTTATACTGATATTTATGTAAAAATGAGGGGGTGATACCATTTTAAAGCTATCTCCTAAATTTAAAGATTTTTTGTCTATACAAGCGGACAGAGAATATCTTGAAGGAACAACAGCAGCGGGAAAGACAACAGTAGGGATATTTAAGTTTATGCTTATGGTTGCTAAAAGTGATATAAAGTATCACGTTCTTGCTGGTGCTGATATAGGTACAGTAGAAAAGAATGTTATTAATTCAGAGCGTGGGCTTTTAGACCAAATGGACGGTCTTGCAATGTATCATCCAAATGGAAAAGGTGGCATAAGGCTTCCGCATATCGAATATAAGACACCAAATGGCGTAAGGTATATATATGTATGTGGTTATGATAATAAGGCAAAATGGAAGAAAGTATTAGGTTCACAGGTAGGTTGTGTGTATATAGACGAAGTTAATATCGCAGATATGGAGTTTCTGCGAGAAATAACGCACAGGTGCAAATATATGATGACGACTTCTAACCCAGACGCTCCTGACATTCCAGTGTATAAAGAGTTTATTAACAGAAGCAGACCGCTTAAAAGATATGCGAAGGACTATCCAATAGAATTACTTGATGAATTAAAAGAAGAACCCGTAAAAGGTTGGGTTCATTGGTACTTTACATTTTATGATAACGCTTCATTGTCACAAGAAGATATACAAAAAAAGATAGATGCAGTACCAAAAGGAACGAAGATGTATAAGAACAAGATACAAGGACTTAGAGGTAAGGCTACAGGGCTTGTATTTTGTAATTTTAGTAGAAAACGTCATGTTATCACCAAAGAGCAAGCAAGGCAGTTTATTAAAAGAGATAAACATCAGGAAGAATATTTTGTCAAGTTTACAGCAGGACTTGATACAGCATATTCACCAAAAAGTCCTGATACAATAGCGATGTCATTTGTAGGCATTACTAATAAAGGTAAATGTATAGTACTTAACGAAAAGGTATATAACAACGCAGATTTGACTGTACCAATAGCTCCGTCAGATACAGTTAAGAATTTGATTGATTTCCTTGAGCGTAATCGCAAAGAATGGGAAGGCATTGCAAGAAATGTATTTGTTGATAATGCTGACCAAGCAACATTAACAGAACTGGGTAAATATAAAAGGCAACACCAAGATTGTGTCTATATATTTAATAATGCTTATAAGAAAGTGCAAATTATAGGCAGAATTATGTTGCAACTAGGCTGGTTGAGCTATGACGATGAAAGAGATATACAACCGACTTATTATGTTGTTGATACATGTACACAGTACATAAAAGAGCTTGAAGTTTATTCTTGGAAAGAAGATGAAGATTGCGAGCCAGAAGACGGACATGACCACATGATTAATAGTGTCCAATATGCTTGGATACCATATAGGGATAAAATAGGCGTTGAGAGAAGATAGGAGAGTGAAAGAGGTGAGCATATTTAACACTATGGCAGATAAGATAAGACATGGCATAAGAACTTGGTTAAGAATACAACCGGCACAAAATGGCTATATACAGCTTACAGAAACATTGGATTTTGAAGGTAATGCTATAAAGAACAGAATATGGTACAGGGGTGAGGGTGAAGAACTATCCCAACTATATAGCCAGTTAGATACAGATAAGACAAGATTTTGGGCAGCAAAGTGTACGCCGGGAATGGAAATAAGAAAGGTACACGTTGGAATACCTGCGATGTTAGCCGATATGCTTGCTAGCATTGTGGTTGCTGATATGAATGTAATAGAAGCAGGAAATAGACAGCAAGAGTGGGATAATATAGCAAAGGATAATAAGTTTAAAGAACTTGTAAAAGAAGCTATAACACAGACTTTGTATATCGGTGACGGGGCGTTTAAGATATCCTTTGATACATTATTAAGTCCATATCCTATTATTGAGTTCTGTGCTGGAGATATGATTGATATTGTAAGGCAACGTGGTAGAGTCAAGGAAATAGTATTTAAGACAGTATATACAAACAATGGCCAGGAATATGTCCTTTGTGAGCATTATGGTATAGGTTATATAAAATGTGAGCTATTAAGGAATGATAGAGAGTGTGAATTAAATGCTGTTCCAGAACTTGCGAGTCTTAAAGATGTAACATGGAGTGATAACTTTATGATGGCTATACCACTTATGTTCTATAAATCACCGAAGTACAAAGGCAGGGGTAAGAGTATATTTGATAGTAAAATTGATAGTTTTGACGCACTAGATGAGGCGTGGTCTGAATGGTTAGAAGCATTAAGGCTTAATAAGACTAAAGTCTATATACCTAACTGCATGTTGCCTAGAAACCCTTATACAGGCGAAGTGCTTAATCCTAATCCTTTTGATAATGCTTATATACAGGTTGAAAGTGATGTATCTGAGGGAGCGTCTAATAAGATTGAAAGAGACCAGAGTGATATAGCACATGAAAGTTATCTTGCAACATACATTACTGCACTTGACCTTTGTCTACAAGGCATAATGAGTCCGTCTACGTTGGGTATAGACGTAAAGAAATTAGATAATGCAGAAGCACAAAGAGAAAAAGAAAAGGCAACGCTTTATAGTCGTAATAATATTGTAGAACAGCTACAAGAGGTGTTACCTGAGCTTGTAAATACAGTATTTAAAGCTGTTGATACATTTAATAAGACAGCTATAAAGGATATTGATATTAATATTACTTTTGGCGAATATGCTAATCCAAGTTTCGAGAGCCAAGTGGAAACTGTAAGCAAAGCTAAACAGGGTGGAATTATGAGCCTTGAAGCTTCTGTTGATGAGTTATACGGAGATACAAAAGACGATAAATGGAAGCAGGAAGAAATAGCAAGGCTTAAAGCTGAGCAAGGAATAGCACAGATAGAAGAACCACAGCTTAATATGCCAGATAAGGTTGATATAGTAAAAGAGGTGTAGGGTATAAACACAGAATATGATATTGAAAAAGCATTTGCCACGATTGAAGATGAATTGATATCAAGTATGATGAGAAATTTAAACAAGCATAGAGCTTCTGAAAATGAGCAGGGATACAACTGGACCCAATGGCAAGCTGAACAGCTCAAATATCTTGAAAAGTATAAACAAGATAATAAAGATAAGTTCTCATCACAGTTTAGTAATATCAATAGCTCTATTAATGAAATGATATCTACTGCCAGAAGTGAAGGTGGAACAGAGCAGGAACAGAAGATATTAGAAGCAATTAAAAATGGTTTTAAATCAGCTGATAACACTCAAAACAAGGGTGTTACGGCTGATTTTTTTCGTCTTAATACAAAAAAACTAGAAGCGCTGCAAAAAGCCACAAAAGATGATTTTAAGACAGCAGAAAAAGCAATGCTTAGAATGGCGAACGATAAGTATAGACAGATAATATATAATGCTCAAGTTTACGCAAATACGGGTGCTGGAACTTATGAAAAAGCTGTCGATATGGCCACTAAAGATTTTTTGAGTGCTGGTATAAATTGCATTGAATATAAGAATGGTAGCAGACATAACATAAAAGATTATGCAAAAATGGCAATAAGAACAGCAAATAAGAGAGCATATCTTACTGGTGAAGGTGAGCAAAGAAAAAAATGGGGCATTACTACAGTTATTATGAATAAACGTGGTAATGCCTGTCCTAAATGCTTGCCCTTTGTGGGTAAAGTGTTAATCGATGATGTATGGAGTGGAGGTGATAAAAGTGTTGGTAATTATCCGTTAATGTCGGAAGCGATTAAGGCGGGTCTTTACCACCCTTGAAACCAAATTGCAAAGACAGCCACACAACGTATTTTGCAGACTTAGATAATGATGAAATATCTCCAACATATACAAAAAAAGAACTAAGTCAAATCGAAGACGATTATAGACAAGAACAAAAGCAACAATATGCTAATAGAATGGTCGAAAAGTTCGACAGATTGGCTAAGCACTCGCTAGACCCTGATAATAAGAAATTATATGAAGCTAGAAAATCTGAATGGCAAAATGTAAGATTTAAAACAGGTGAAGTTAATTCAAAGCAATATATAAATAGTAAGTTGCCACTAGCAAATTTTATAGCATTACCACAAACAAAAGTTGTAGATGTACTTAGAAAAGAGTCTGATATATGGATAAATGAACTTACTGGTAAAGAAATACACGCAGTACAAAAGTATACATATAATTCAGGTGATAAGAAACCGAATAGATTTTTTGAAAGATTAAATGCAATGCTTCGTGGAGATAGAGAAGAAGATAAGAAACTTAGAGAATATGCAAATATTATATCTGGGGCTTTAGGAAAAAATAGATTAAAATATGATATAATTTGTTATAGAAGTATAAATTTTGATGCGTATAAAGGGAAGAAAGCAGGAGATGTGTTTAAAGAAAGGCAATTTATAAGTACATCTGTTGTTGAAAGTCGTACACTTAGTGGAAAGTTCAAAATTATAATATATGCCAAAAAGGGAACTAAAGCAGCATATATAGAACAGTTGAGTGCGTATCCAAAGCAAAGAGAGCTATTGCTTGACAAAGACACGTATTTTAAAGTAATATCAAAGAAAGAAGATTTAATCGAGTTAGAGGTGATTTAAAATGAGTAAAGATGAAAAAGAGATATATGATGCCTATAAAGATAGATTATCAATGCCACCATCAATAGCAGAGCTTACGGAAGAAGAACTAGCGGAATTAAAGAAACAAGGGCGTATTTGAGATATCAAAGTGATAAAAAATTAGAAGATACCAAGACCTAAGATAATAGTTGATTAACAACCACCAGTCAAAAAGATTGGTGGTATTTTTGTACTCAAGTTGCACCAGTACAATATGATTTAATATTAGTTAATAAGCACCCACAGCATTTGCTATGCGTGCTTATTTTTATGTCCAAAACTTAATGACACTAAACTTTAGGAAAATGCCGACGGGCTATAAACGGAAAGGAGACACGCAGATGAAAGGATTAAAATTAAATTTACAATTCTTTGCAGAAGGTGGAGAAGGTAACAGTGACCAAAATGCTGGAGACAACAATCAAGGGCAGCAGAACAATCAACAGTCAATTGATTATACTAAAATACAAAATATGATTGATACTGCAACAGCAAAAAAAGAAAACGCAGTACTTAAAAGCTATTTTCAACAGCAAGGCTTATCAGAAGACGAGATTAATCAAGCCATAACAGCTTTTAAGCAAAACAAACAGCAACAGAACCAACAACAACAAAATGATAATGCAGAGCTTAAAGCCCAAATGGAAACAGCACAGCAACTTGCACAACAGGCACAGATAGAGCTTGTAGCAACAAGAGTGGCTATGACATTAGGTATAGACTCTAAGACGTTGCCTTATGTCATTAAAATGGCAGATTTTAGCAAGGCAAACGATAATGAGGGTAAGATATCAGAAGACAATATAAAGTCAGCCCTTGAGCAAGTGCTTACAGACGTGCCAGCACTTAAACCAATAAGTGAAACTAATATAGGTTTTAAGATTGGTTCATCAGGAGGAAATAATAATAATCAAGCCGATGACGAAGCTCTTAAAAAAGCATTTGGACTATGATAGTAATTAAGAAAGAGAGGACGTAAAAATGGCAGTATACGAATATGCTACGCAATTTACACAATTATTACAGCAGAAATATGAAAAGGAGTCGTGTTCAGACGACTTAACAAAGTCAAACCCACAAGTGACATTTATTAATGCACAGACAATTAAGTTACCAAGTATGACAGTAAGTGGTTATAAGGACCATACAAGAACACCGGGCTTTAATTCAGGTACATTAAGTAATTCGTGGGAGCCTAAGAAACTATCACACGATAGAGATATTGAGTTCTTTGTAGACCCAATGGATATTGATGAAACTAACTTAACATTATCAGTTGCCAATATTCAAAACACATTTGAAACAGAACAGGCAATTCCAGAAAAGGACTCCTATAGATTTTCAAAGTTATATTCAGAACTCAATACATATAAGCCTGCAAATATTAACAATACAGTTATCACAGCATCTAATTTCTTAGAAGTCTTTGATGACCTTATGGAAGCTATGGACGATGCAAGTGTTCCAGAAGAAGGACGTATCCTTTATCTTACACCTAAAATGAGAAGAATTGCTAAAAATGCCGAAGGTATTCAGCGAATGATGGCTGTTAATGGTGGTGCTAATAGTATTAATCGTAATGTTCACAGCTTAGATGATGTAATACTTAAAACAGTACCCGCGTCAAGATTAAAGACAGCCTATGACTTTACAGAAGGTTGTAAGGCAGCAGTATCAGCTAAACAGATTAACATGATGCTTATTCATACATCATGTGTTGTGTGCAGAGATAAGTATAGTTACATTAAGTTATTTACACCGGGAACAGACTCACGTACAGCCGATGGATATCTTTATCAGAACCGTTGTTATGGCGATTTATTCCTACTTGAGAAAAAAGCTGATGGTTGCGCTATGAATGTAGATGCGTAGTAAGGAGGATTATATGAGAGCTGTAAAAGCAAATAAACAATATGTGATAAGTGAATTTGAGAAAAACCGCTACATTGCAGAAGGGTATGATATAACAGACGATGATGGCAATATACTAGCATATGGTAAAGGAAAAAGTGTACCTTATGAGAAATATACGAAAGTCCTTGATGAGCTTAATGCGTTAAAAGAAAACCCTTCAAAGAAAGTTAAAGTTGCAAAGGAAGTGTAGGTCTATGGTATATGCAAGTAAAGAGCAATACTTAAGTGAACATAATTCTATTCCTGAAGAACAAATTGAAAAAAGATTAAAGCAAGCGAGTCGTCATATTGACTCGCTTACTTTTAACCGTATAGTCGCAAGAGGTTTTGACAATATGACAGAGTTTCAGCAGGCAATAATTATTGACGTGTGCTGTGATATGGCTGATTTTGAGTATGAAAACGAAGATATGATTAATTGTGTATTGCAAAATTATTCAATTAATGGTGTATCTATGCAATTTGGTAGCAGTTGGAATGTTTTAGTACAAAATGGTGTTGCTATAAAAAGAGATACATACCAGTTGCTTTGCCAGACGGGTCTGTGCTGTTTAAGATTGGGGAGAGCTAAATGAAATACCCTTGTTTAATATTAAAAAGTATGTGTAAGACAGATATACACGTTGAGATAGAGCAGGAAGGTCAAAACGTCTATGGTGAACCATTAGAGCCTATTGTATGGAATGGAAAATGCAACTATCAAGACAGTGGTAAAACTGTACTTACAGCAGAAAAGAAGTTGATACAGTTAGAGGGCTGTGCATTAATACCAGAAGATATTGCACCTGAGCTTCCAGTTATTACAAAAGGAGAGCTTGTTGTATTTGGAGAGAAACGGCATATATACAAAGGTACAAAGTGTCGTAATCCTGATGGTACAGTTAATTATATAAGATTGGACGTGATGTAATGGCATACGTTAATTCAACGATTGAGCTTAATAATGTAGTAATAAGAAAATTAAATGATAATGCAATAAAAGCGCTTGAAATGACAGGTGAAGCAATACATACAGCCGTTGTGCAAGCCGAAGTAATGCCGTTTGATGTGGGAACATTGCAGCAAGATAACACATTTGTTGATATGTCTAATTCTAATAATGGTGAAGTGAGAATTGTATCAGCTACTCCTTATGCAAGACGTTTGTATTTTCACCCTGAATACAATTATCATACGAAAGAAAATGCTTTTGCTGGTGGTGAATGGTTTAAATGGTGGCTTCCCGGTGAAGGAATATATCAAGACGATGTTAAAAAATATTTTAGAAGAATATATAAAAGATTGAATAGGTGATTGAATGTTATTTTTAAGTGATGTAAGGGACTTAATAGCTAGTCTAAACCTTGTAGATAGTGAATATGTATACTCGGGAAAACTTGACAATAAGAAAGATGAGAGTATCGGTGTATACAATAATAAACGTGGAAGTCCAAAAAGAAAAACGGTGAGTGGTGGTAAATTACAAACATACGCAGTTAAGCCTATAAGTGTTCTAGTGCATTGGAATAAGAAACAGAGAGAAACGGAAAGAAAGGCGTATGAAGTATATACAGCTATTAAAAAAATAAAAAATATGACCATTAATGATAAGACTGTATTGTTTACTGATATGAGTATGGAAGAAGCTGTTGATGTAGGGACAGACGATAATGGTATATATGAAATGGTAATAGAATTTGATATTTATTATAAAATATAAAGTCAGAAAGGATAAATTATGAATAAAACAATTTATGGATATAGTGCAGAAGCTACACCAGCTACAGATGTTAATCCAGTAAATGAGCTTACATTTGGTATATGCACAGCAGGAAGAAAAGCAAATGACAAGGCTGAAACAATTACTACAACACTAGTAAAAGATGCAGAAAGTTTAAGTATATCTTTTGATGGTGGGATTGAAGAATGGAATCCTATGGACCAAAAAGGTTGGACTAGAAGATTGATGACTTCAAAGTCAATTAGTGTATCTATGGGTGGTAAGAGAAATTATGGAGACTCTGGAAATGATTATGTTGCAGGGCTTGCGTTTAAAAATGGTCAAGATTGCAATTCTTGGCTTTCAATTATTTTTCCTAACCAAGACCAGTTAATAATTCCTTGTGTTGTTAATACAACAAGTATGGGTGGAGATAGTACAGCACTAGATGCGTTAGAGTGGGAAGTGCAGTCAGATGGAAAACCAACTTATATACCTTATTCAAAGGAATAATAATAATAAAAACACAATAGTGTAGAAAGAGGATTAATATGGCAAATAGAAATGATTTTCACTTAATAGACATTTCAATGAAGATTACAAACAATCTTCCAATGGTAAAGATAACAGATGAATTAACAGTTACAGTAAATAATAGAAAAAGTGTTGTGCTTAATATACAGGCATTAGCTAAGGAGTTGGAAAATAAAAAAGATGAGAAGTCACAACTTGAGTTTATGAATAAAGCTATGTGTATGCTTATTGGAGAAAAGAATGCACAAGAGCTTGAAAACTTAGATTTACCAATGCCTGAATATAGGGTTGTTTATGAAGCTATTATGGATATTGCAACAGGCACTTATGGGGAAGATACACCCATCAAGTAATCAAGAGGCTTACTATGATATATTTGATGACTGGGGCTTAATTGAAGCTAGTTTTCAAGCCCAATATGGTATAAGGCTTAGAACGGAGGAAGATATGTCTTATCAAGAATTTTGCTCACTTCTGTCTGGAATAATGCCAGATACGCCACTAGGACAGATTGTAAGCATACGAAGTGAAAAAGACCCTAAGAAGTTAAAGGACTTTACAAAGGGACAGAGAAAAATATGGCGTGAATGGCGAATGAGAAAGAATAAAAAGAATAGTAATAGCATACCACAAGGTAATAAGTTACTTTTGGAAATGCAACAAGAGCTTAAAAAGGCATTCTCTTAACGGGGAATGTCTTTTTTAGTACAAAAACAAGGAAAGGAGGTAATAGAATTTGGCAGACGAAACTAATGTCGGTAGTGTTTACTTGCAACTAGGATTAGATACAAGTCAGTGGGTTGAACAGCTCAATCGAGCGACTAGGGATATTAATAGGCAGTTCGGTGATATTAATAGAAACTTTATGCAGCAAATTAATAATGCTGGTAATAATGGCACAAGGCAGATTTCAGGTTTTCTTGAGTCAATAAGCAAGAAGTTTAAATTGTTTGCAGGAACAGCAGCAGTAGGTTCGTTCATAAAGTCGTGTCTTGATGTTGGTTCTGATATAACAGAAGTGCAAAATGTTGTAGATACAGCATTTAAAAGCATGAGTAGTGAAGCTGATAAATTCGCTCAAGATGCTATAACTAATTTTGGTTTGTCAGAATTATCAGCAAAAAAATATATGGGCGTATTCGGACAGATGAGTTCTGCAATGGGAATTACAGGCAGAGACGCATTAGAAATGTCTAAGAATGTAACCGCATTAACTGGTGATGTAGCTTCATTTTACAATCTCAGCACTGATGAAGCATATACAAAAATGAAATCTATCTGGACTGGCGAAACTGAGACATTAAAAGATTTAGGCGTTGTAATGACACAGACTAACTTAGATAATTATGCTCTTGCTAACGGTTTTGGCAAAACAACAGCTAAAATGACAGAGCAGGAAAAAGTAATGTTACGTTATCAGTACGTTACAAGTGCTTTAAGTAATGCAAGTGGAGATTTTGCAAAGACACAAGACAGTTGGGCTAATCAAACAAGAATATTGTCGCTAAGATTTGAACAGTTAAAGGCTTCTCTTGGTAAAGGTTTTATTGCGTTGTTTACACCAATTGTAAAAGGTGCAAATGTAGTTTTAGCAGCATTACAGAAATTAGCTGATGGTTTTGCTAACTTTATACAAATGCTTACTGGCGCAGATGTTAGTACATCTATGGATAGTATGAGTGGTATATCTGATGTAATAGATGATATAGGCGATAATGCAAATGATACATCTTCTGATATTTCTGGAATAGGAGATACAGCAGAAAAGACAGCTAAAAAAATTGAGCGCTCACTGATGGGCTTTGACCAAATTAACAAACTGTCTGATACTTCAGATGATAGTGGTTCAGACGCAGGAAGCGGGGGTTCAGGAGGAAGTGGAGTATCATCGAGTGTTACTAATGTTGCCAATGAGATTGAAAAGGCTGGAGAAAGTCTTAGTAAGTTTAAAAAGTTAGTAGATGAATTAGCTGATAAATTCAAAACAGGCTTTAAAGCAGGATTAGGGGCTGATTTTGAAGCAAGTATTGAGCGTTCAAGGCAACACCTTGAAAATATTAAGAACAGTCTTATAGATATATTTACTGACCCTAAAGTGACAAGTTCTGCTTATAATTTTGCTCTTAGTTTTGCAGAAACATTAGGTAAGTTAAGTGGAGCTGTGGTAAGCATAGGAATGTCTATTGGAGAGAATTTACTAGGTGGACTTGATTATTACTTGTCTAATAATACAGAGTATATTAAGCAGAAGTTAGTTAATATATTTGATGTAGGAACAGAATTGAGCGATACATTAGGCAACTGGTATGTATTTCTTGCTGAGATAGCAGAAATATTTAGAAGTGACGATGCTAAAGCCATAACAGGTGATATTGTAAGCATATTTGTGAATGGTTTTCTTGAAGCTATGGAGATATGTGGTAAGTTATCATGGGATTTGACCAAACTTATAGCAAATCCATTGATAGAAAATAAAGATGGAATAAAAGAAGTACTAAAAAACACAATAGCACCTATAAGAGAAGTTTTTGATGATATAGCAAAAGCTTTTAAAGAAGTATGTGAATATGCGACTAAAACTTATGATGAATATATAAAACCTATGTTCGATAAATTAACTGATGGATTGGCTAAAATAGTAGGGATTATATTAGATGTATACAACAAATATGTAGTACCAGTTTTAGATAGATTAGCACGAAAAGCTAAAGATACAGTTAATGATTATTTATTGCCAGCAGCAAAGTCTGTACTTGATTTAATAGGCAAGGTTGCAGATTTAGTAGGTGATGTATGGCACAATGTACTTGCGCCATTTTTAAGTTGGTTTAGCACATATATTCTTCCAACAATAGCTCCTATTATAGAAGCTATTGGCAGCACTATTTTAAGTGTATTTGGTGCAATTGGTAAGATTGTGCAAGGCATAATGGATATTTTTAGTGGAGTTATAGATTTCTTAGACGGTGTATTTACACTTAATTGGCAAAAATGCTTAGATGGTCTTGTTGAGATATTAAAAGGTGCGATTGAGCTTATTTGGGGTGCTGTTAAAGGTATAGTTGGTACAATTATAGCTGTTGTAAGTGGTTTTGCTGATGACGTTATAATTTTAATGAGAGCGTGCTATGACAATATATGTAAGGCGTTTTCAAATATAGCTGAATGGTTTACAAATGTTTTTAATAAAGCTTGGAAAGGTATTACAGAAGCCTTTTCAAAGGTGGGTGAATGGTTTGGTGATAGATGGAATGATATATGTAATGCTTTCAAAGACACTGAGAAATGGTTCAGTGATAAATTCACATTAGCAGAAAAAGGAGTAAGGAGAGCCTTTGATAATACAGTAGATTTTTTTGATAAAATTTGGGCTGGAATACAAGATACATTTGCAAGATTTGATAACTGGCTACAAAATATTTTTAACATAGATTTTTCTAATAGTTTTGGCATGATAGGTAACATTATGAACGGTTTCATGTTTAATTTAGAAAATATATTTAATGATGTAAAACAAATATTTGGTGGGCTTATAGATTTTATAACAGGTGTGTTTACAGGCAATTGGGAACAGGCTTGGAATGGAGTCGTTGATACTTTTAGCGGTGTATTTTCTCTTATAGCAGACATAGCAAAGTCGCCTATCAATATGGTAATCGGTTTTATTAATGGAATGCTTGATGGAATGGAAAGCAGTATTAACTGGATAGCACAAAAGGTTAATACCTTGAGCTTTGATGTTCCTGACTGGGTTCCGGGAATAGGTGGCAGTCATTTCGGTTTTGATTTTCAAGGTGTAGACTTTGGTAGAGTGCCATATCTTGCACAAGGTGGCTATGTAAAAGCTAATGCACCACAATTAGCAATGATTGGCGATAATCGTCATCAAGGTGAAGTTGTTGCACCAGAAGACAAACTTAAAGCTATGGCATTAGAAGCTGCACAGTTGAGCAATAATGGAAGTGATGAAGTAGTTGCTTTGTTAAAAGAAGTATTAAAGGCAATACAAAGAATAGACCCGGATATTCAGCTTGATGGAATGAGCCTAAAAAAATACATTGTAGATAAAATTAACAAGAACACAAAAGCCACAGGAAAATGTGAAATTATTACATAGACAAAAACGACTGTTAGTAAATATAGCAGTCGGTTTTGTTGTGCAAAGAGGTGATATTGTGATAATAAAAGCTGATAACGTAGAGCTTCCTGCTCCAATTTCACTCAAAATTGATGATGAAATAATATGGTCTTCAGACACAGGGCGAACGCTTGATGGAACTATGGTGGGTGACGTTGTAGCTGAAAAGAAAAATATAAATATCAACTGGGGATTAATGCCAGAAAGTGATTATTTGTTAATAAAAAATAAGCTTATTGCAGGCTTTTTCCCAATAACAATCCACGATGACGGAGCTAATATAACAATAACAACTTATCGTGGAACACTTAGTAAAGAAGTAATCGGAGATATAGGAGATGGTTTGTACTGGTACAGAAATGTAACTGTGCAGATTATACAACAATAAATTATAGGCGAATTTATGCGCAGAAAAGGAGATATATATGTTACAAACAACTAAAAGCATTACAATTTCGGGGCAAAGTATCGTTGAAAATAAGGGAATGTCAACAACAGTTGTGCTTATGAGTGCAAATATAAACGAAAATGGCGAGTATTCCAGTATAAGTAGAACAATACAAGATAAAGAGCTATATGTTGCAAATAAAACAATATGTAAAGAAGATATTTCTAAATTTGATGATATGGTTGATGAGTATGTAGGAGGTATTTATGATGAAAATTAAATTAAATGAACTTGAAAGTAATATAAGAGCTATTAATTGTCTTGGAGCAAAGAAATTACCAATAAAACTAAGTTATATTTTAAGCAAAAATGCAAAAAAATTAATTGAAGAATATGAGTTGATGAGCGAGCAGAGAGTTAAAATCCTTGAAAAAGATTGCGTTCGTGATAAAGAAAATAAACCAGCGCTTGATAAAGATAATGCTTATACATATCCTGATGAAGCGACTAAGAATAATATGTTAAAAGAATTACAAGAACTTTTTGACACAGAAACAGATGTTGATATAGTTAAAATATCTTGTGAAACGCTTGAAATGTGTAATGGTGAAAAGTTTGATATTCTTACATTAAATGAAATCTCTGCGCTTGACTTTATGATTGAATAAATAAGAATTGAGGTGATACTTTGTATACGAATGTATCAGAAAAATTCAAAAAAGAAATAAATAAGACTTCACGAACATTTAAGGCGCGAATTAAGATTAATAACAAGTGGTATACAAATATAAAATCAATCGCATTAACACAAGGCAGTTGCGATGAAGATAATATAACAATAGGCTCTGCTGTATCCTCTTACATTGAAGTAACAATGAAGGATATTGCAGAGCTTTTTGAAAATACAGAAGTTGAGTTGCAGCAAGGACTTATGTTTTCTGATGGTAGTATAGAGTATATTACAATGGGTTATTATACAGCTCAAAGACCACAAGAAGACAATGGATACATAAAGTTTACAGCTTACGACCGTATGCAACGATTTGAAAAAGTATATACATCTAAACTAACCTTTCCAGCGACAGCTCAACAAGTGCTGGATGAGTTGTGTAAAAATTGTGATATTGAAACAGATGTGAAGCAACTTGAAACAGTGTATATACAAGAAAAGCCGCAAGGATATACTTGTAGAGAAGTAGTTGGATATATAGCTTCTCTATATGGAAAATTTGCAACCGTTGAGCGCACCGGAAAACTTGCATTTAAATTTTATGAGGTTTGCAATTACGATGTTCCCATGAGTCGAACTTTTAGTCTTACTAAAAATCAAGCAGATTATAAGGTGGAATATTTATATTGCAATATAGATAACAGCACACAATTGACACAAGGTAGTGGTAGTAGGGGAATTACGTTTAATAATCCTTATGTGACAAAAGAAAGGCTTGCAAAGTTATATACCAATCTTAATGGTTTTACATATAGACCGGCTACTATTAAGTTTCTTGGTGACATACGATTAGATGTATGGGATATTGTAAAAACTATGGATTTAGCAGGAAATACATACAATATTCCGGTTATGAAAATGACGCAGACGTTTGATGGTGGAGTATGTACAACAATCGAAGCTACTGGTAAGACAGAGGAAGAAGTAAACACAGATTTTAAAGGACCTGTGACAAAAGGCCTTGAAAGAACATATACGGAATTGCTTTTGGCAAATACAATAATAGCTACTAAAGTGGATGCGGATTGGGTTAGAGCAAATACAATAACAACAGGCAAATTAGAAGCGGTAAATGCTGAGATTGAATATTTAAAGGCTAATAAGGTGGATGCGGATTGGGTTAGAGCAAATACAATAACAACAGGTAAATTAGAAGCGGTAACAGGAAGAATAGAAATCTTAGAAGCAAATGCCCTAACAGCTAATAGCGCAGAAATTAAAAGCTTAAAAGCGGGCGTAGCAGACATAAATACTTTAATGTTTGGTACAGCTTCTGGTGGAAGCTTAACAACGGAATTTTCTAATTCTGTTGTAGGGTTAATAGGAGATGCCCAGATAAAATCAGCAATGATAAAGTATATTAGTGCAGACAAGATATTGTCTGGCAAGCTCTACACTAACCTTGTAAAAATAGTAAGCCAAAGTGGAAATTTAGATATAGCAGACAACACAATCCAAATCCGAGATAGTAATAAAACAGCAAGGGTGCAGATTGGAAAAGACGCAACAGGGGATTACAACATATATATATGGGATAAAAACGGAAAGCTGATGTTTGACCCATTATATGGTGTGCAAGAAAGTGGTATTAAAAGAGCTATAATCCGCAATGATATGATTAGTGATACGGCTAACATAAGTGGTAAAAAGATAGATATAGCCTCGCTTATAACAAGTATAAACGCCGATGGAAGTAGTACTCTAAACGCTTCCAAAATCTATGTAGACACAGACAAACAGACGCTAGACGTAAGCTTTAAAAATCTTACAACAAGTGTAAGTACTGTAAGTGCAAATGTAACAACAGCGCTGAATACAGCTAATATGGCTAAAAGCGCTGTTAATAATATGCAGATAGGTGGAAGAAACTTATTGCCAAATTCTACAATGCTTACAGGAACAGGCTGGGGTGGTAGTACAAGTATAGTTACGGGAGAAACAGACCCATTAGGCAGCAATAAAGCTGTAAAAATAAAGGGAACATCTACAATAGATAGTTACAGACTTATTGCTAATGTTTTTAAAGAAAATGGTTATTATACAATTTCATTTTGGGGTAAAGCGAGTAAAGCTTTTAATCTAAAAATTCACGAGGGTGGCAATATAGCGTTTGGAACAGCAGCCTTAACAACAACTTGGAAATATTATACTTACACATTAAATGTAAAAGATGCTAATACAAATAATCGTTTTTATTTTGGTGGCGGTTGTTCTTGGAAAGATATAGATGTATTTGTATATATAGCATTTCCCAAATTGGAAAAAGGGAACAGGGCAACGGATTGGTCGCCTGCACCAGAAGATGTAGAGAGCAAGATTGCCACTGTGGAATCAAAACTGACAACACAAGGTACGCAATTAACAGCAATACAGGGTAATATAAGCAGCAAGATATGGCAGCAGGATATCACTACCGCTGTTACCAGCTTGGAAATCGGTGGTAGAAATCTTGTTAGAAATAGCAATTTTGCAGAAGGAAATAGCGCAGCTTCTTCTTTTTGGAGCAATTGGGGCAGTCCAGCTATTAGAGAATTTGTAACTTTAAACAATAAAAAATGGTGTCACATCAAAGGGACTGGAACGGCTTTATATCAAGGGATAAGCCAAAATACAGGAATACCAGTAGAAAAAAACACTCAATATACAATTAGCATAAGAGTTAAAGGGGCAAAAGATAATACAGTGTTTACTATTGGCGTACATTGGAATACTACAACAGCAATAGTGGCACAATCGTGGCCATCACAGGTTGTAGGAATCACAGAAAAAATTGTTACTGTCACACTTAGAACGCCTAATGCAGACGTAAACCGCTTTAATTTAATGTTAGGTGTAAGTAGTACAACATCGGCGTATGAGGTGTATTTTACAGATATAAAGATGGAGAAAGGTAATAAAGCTTCAGACTGGTCGCCTGCACCAGAAGACACAGATAAGGCTATAGCAACTTTAGAAGGTAGTACACAAACATTAAGCACACAGTACGCAAAAATAAACCAGACAATAGGAGATATTAGCGCAACTGTAGCTAAAAATACAGAGAATATTAGTGCTAAAGCAGATGGAAGTACAGTTACAAGTTTACAAAGCAAAGTAACAAATTTACAGCTTAGTCTTGATGGCTATAAAACAACTGTAAGCAATACATATGCCACAAAAACAGATTTTAATAATTTACAGATAGGTGGCAGAAATTTACTGTTGAATACTAATAAAGGTGTAGATGGTTGGCGTTGGACTGCTAACGGTGGTGTGCAAAGTTTAACAGAATACAACAGCGGTACATATAGTGTAAAGTGCGTACAAGCCGTAATAAAGACACCATCGACAGGCTATTGTATATTGTTGTTTGGAAATATAAACAGAAATAAACTACAAGCAAACAAAACATATACACTATCCTTTGATATCTACTCTAATACAACTGGAAAAACTGATATTTGTTATGCGCAAGATACTAGAGAGCAAAACTGTGGCTGGTTTGGTACATGCAATTATAAAGCGCAGACATGGGTGCATTTTGTAGGTACGGTTACATTCAATTCAACAAATCCAAATCAAAACCAGTATTTATATTTTACAGATATAAATATTGCTGGGAGCTGGATTATAGCAAACATGAAGTTAGAAGAAGGTAACAAGGCAACTACATGGACGCCAGCGCAAGAAGAAATAGATAATTCGATAACAACTTTGAATACCCAATATACAAGCCTTAACCAAACTGTTAATGATATTAGTGCAAAAGTTAATAGCAATATAACAGCAATAAATAAAAAAGCGGACGGAAGTACTGTAACAACACTACAAAATAATATAACTAGTTTGTCTGCCACAGTGAATAGCTTGTCTGCAACAGTAAGTAGTAACACAACAGCAATAAATAAAAAGGCAGACGGAAGCACTGTAACGACACTACAAAGTAAAGTTACAAGCTTACAAACCGACCTTAACGGCTATAAGACTACTGTAAACAACACATATGTTACAAAAAATACATTGGGAAATTATGCAACAACAGCCGCAATGAATACTGCTATAAACCAAAAAGCAGACAGCATTACCCAGACCGTATCTGCTGCATATACCACTAAAGCAGATTTTAATAACCTGCAGATAGGTGGCAGAAATTACCTTCCGATGGATATGTCTTTTTGGGAGAAAGGAACAATATCCGCTGGCACAAGAACAGACTCCACCACGAGATTGAGAACCAAAAATGCAAGAGCAATTCAAGGCGGAGAAAAATATATTTTATCCAAATTTGGAACTGGAAAAATAATTTTACATTTTTATGATGCAAATTATAAATATATAAGCAGCCCCGACTGGTATAAGACATTTCCAAAAACATTTACAACACCAACTACTGCAAGATATTTTAATGCGGTAGTTGCCTTAGATAATGATGCAACAATAACAGACACTACTAATATTAAATTTAAGTTGGAAAAGGGAACAAAAGCTACAGACTGGACACCATCGAGCGAGGATATGGCAACTAAAGCCATGATGGAGTTAAAAATAGATAAAACTGATAACGGCAAAATAGTGAGCATGATAAACGCAAGTGCAGACGAAATAAATCTTAAATCTAACAGATTAAGTTGGACTAGCACTGGAACGAGCATGACAAAAGAAGGCAACTTGACTTGTACAACTGGCAGAATCGGCGGCTTTAACATAACTGCTACGGGTATAAATGCCGTAAGCGGAACAGTAGGCATGAACTCTACTGGTGGTTGGGCTTTACATGCTGGAGCTTTAATCCAAGGCACAGATAGATATGCGTTTTGTGTTGGCCACGAAGGAAATGTTTATTCTAATGGAAGCGCATATTTTAATGGAAGTGCTAATTTTAATGGCGTAACTAATGCAAATGGAGAATTTTATGTTACAACAAGTCGTTACGGGCAATGTGCAGTTGCCTTAACTGCACCAGGGCAGTCTATTAAACTGGCGTATGATGCAGCACATAAAAACTTAATATTTTTCATGAATGGCACACAAATAGCTAATGTATATGGGGCGTAAGCCTCTTTTTTTATACATAAAAAATAAAAAGAAAGAAGGAAAAAATTAATGAAACAAATGGTATGTACAACAATAGGTGCAGTAGGTTCTGCAATAGCAGGACTATTTGGTGGCTGGGACACAGGCTTAACTACCTTGTTAATATTTATGGCTTTAGATTATGTAACAGGATTGGTTGTTGCAGGAGTCTTTAAAAACAGTCCAAAAACAGAAAATGGTGCGTTAGAAAGTAGCACAGGTTGGAAAGGCTTATGCAGAAAAGGTGTAATGTTAGTATTTGTGCTTGTTGCATATCGCCTAGATTTAACAATAGGAACAAATTATATAAAAAATTGCCTTGTGATAGCGTTCATCACAAATGAAACTATAAGTTTAGTAGAAAATGCAGGGCTTATGGGAGTACCACTCCCAACAGTTATTACAAAGGCAATAGACATTTTACAAAAGAAAACAGAAGAAGTAGAAGAAATCAAAAAATAAAAAAGAAAAGAGGTAGTTAAAATGAGCAATAGTAGTTTAGTAGATGTTACAATTCTTAGTCCTAATTGTAATAGTCCAAGAAATAATGCAATTAAAAAGATAACAATACATCATATGGCTGGAAACTTGTCTGTAGAAAGATGTGGTGAATTATTCGCAGACCGTAATAGACAAGGTTCTAGCAATTACGGAATTGGCTCTGATGGCAGGGTTGGATTATATGTTAATGAAGAAGATAGAGCATGGACTTCATCGAGTCCAAACAATGATAATCAGGCTGTAACTATAGAAGTGGCTAATAGTCAATATGGTGGAGATTGGCCTGTATCAGACCTGGCATATTCAAAGCTGATTGATTTATGCGTAGATATATGCCAAAGAAATGGTATAGAGCGCCTTAATTTTACAGGTGATGCAACAGGCAATCTTACAATGCACAAATATTTTGCAGCTACTAATTGTCCTGGTCCATATCTGGAAGCGAGATTTCAAGATATCGCTGATAAAGTTAATGCGAAACTTAATAATAAAAAAGATGAAAGTGAGAAAACAACAATGACAGAAGCACAAGCAAAATTATACGTTGAAACTTGTTTCACAGAATATTTAGGAAGACCAGCAGACAAGGAAGCATTAGAGGCATACTCTAATGCAATAATAGACCGAAGTGAAAGCGATGATTTGTCAGATGTAGATAGGGCGTTGCAGGCTTCAGATGAATACAAGAGAAACTTTATAATAAAAGCTTATAATGTACACTTAGGTCGCAATCCTGAAAGCGAGGAAGCAATACAAGCAAAAATGACATACCCAAGACTTAGAGATATAATGGCGGATATATTAGAGTCAGAAGAATATAAAAATTTACAAAAACAATAATTATATATACAAAATAATTTAACTTTTCGGGCAAATATAAAAGATACATTTAAAAGAGATAAAGTATTGTTTTGCCACCAATTTGCCACCCGCACATAAATATATGTAGTTGCACAAGAGGATAATAAAATATAAAATGTCGTATTTATGAGGATTTAAAAGACGTGCAAAGTTATGGAAAGAGAGAAAAATAAGATATTCCACATACAAAACATATTGAAAGTATTGTTTGCTTAGAAAGAGAATAAAAATAAAAGTGTAATATGATGGTAACATATAAAATATTGGTATGATTAGTGGGGAAATGTGATTTGATAAGATAATTATATAATGTTAATAGATAGTTAATAAGCCTATATGAGTTGTGAAAAATTCATATAGGCTTATTTTTGTGTTTGGATACATCTTATGTTGTTGTTTAACGCATTTGCTATAGCAAAAAACAGAAAAAATTTAAGTTTCAATACATCTTATGTTGTTGTTTAACATTAGTGCAACGGTTGTTAAAAATACAAAAAGTATGTTTCAATACATCTTATGTTGTTGTTTAACCAGGTGCCACAGTTAAATTAAAAGGCTTCCAGAAGTTGTTTCAATACATCTTATGTTGTTGTTTAACTAAAAAAACAACACTTGCAGAATTGGACACAGAGCTGTTTCAATACATCTTATGT